GAATCATACTGAATAGAAGTCATTTCAAATGATATTCTGGGAAGAGTAATCTGAATTGCTTTATTCAATTCGGATTGTTGTTCAATCCTGGCCAGAAACTTTTGCATAGGTCCATATCCAAGAGGAACCTTCATCTGACTGATTGCTACATCAGATGAATTTTTATGTTCTATGTAAATATCATTAAAAAGAGTTCCAAATGCAGTAACGGTCTTTCTAATAATTTGGTGATAAAAATAGGTCCCTAGCATTTTTTATACCCGATTATCCAATCATTATCGTATTATATATTTATAGTATCAATAAGAACCAAATGGATTGGATTCGGAAAAATCTAAAATAGATTCTGCTTCGGTCTGAATCTGCAAATTATCTCCATATTTATCGTAAGGATTCCAATTATTATAAGTATTTACGGAATATTGGGCATTAGAAATTGATCCCACAATTGTTTCTCCCGGAAAAAATCCATTTGGTGTTACATTATTGACAAAAGAAACCTTAAGAATTTTTGTATCAAAATCCCAATATTTGACTCTTGCTGTCGTACCCGACCTAGATCCTGTTACAATCTCATTAAATAAGTAAGTTCCAATTCCAGTTAAAATTGGTGGTCCATTAATGACAACTTGAGGAGCAATAGTGTATCCTATTCCAGGATTTGTAATTTTTATTGAAGATACACTCTGAGCAGTACCAACGACCGATGATATTGCCGTTGCAGTTACTCCGAAACCAACATTTCCAACAATAGTCACAAGAGGTGCAGTTGAGTACCCAACACCATTATCCGTAAGAGTTATGGATATGACCCCAGACTGTGAAGTTTCAATTCCACAAGTAGCTGCTGCACCAGTTCCATTACCAGTAATTGTAATGACTGGAGCGGAAGTGTAACCAGCACCTGCATTTTTTAATGCTATTCCTTTTATTGAATAAACTCCAGAATTTATCTCCGTAATCGCTTCTGCAATTGCATTAGTTCCTCCGAATGGAGCGGAAGATATACTTACCACAGGTGGAGAAGTGTATCCATACCCATCGTTATTTAATGTTATTTGCCTTATATAACCACTTCCAATTCCTGCAGTTGCCGTAGCAGTTCTCCCAAGTCCAATCAAAGTTAGTGTAGTTATATATCCTTCATCTTCAATTTGAGTATCAATTTCATGAATAGAAGTATCAATAACTTCATCCTCATATTCAAACAGTTCACATTTTAGTTCATATACATATAATTTACCCAACTGGTAAAATGGTTGCTCGTGCTCTACAAATTTAACTTCAAATAGTCTTTGACCTAATGGAAAGTATATTAGATCTCCTTCTCTAGGTCTTGAGGATAAAACAATTTCTTCATTATTATCACTCTCAAGAAAAGGTGCAATAAAGTCTTCATATCTTTCTTTAGATATAATTAAACTCAAATCATCCTTCAAACTCATTCCAAATTTTGTAAGAATATCTCCCTGACCACTATACCCCTCATAATTACTTACATAAGCTTCTAGTGCAAAATTATCATCAAATTTAGATGAAGAAACTTCTCGAAGTATAGTTTCTCTTCTCACAAATTTTCTGGGAATATAAACTACCTCTACACCATAAATTCTCAACTGTTCGTTGATTAACTCCTGAACAAGCCTTTGCTCATTTGGTGAACCTTGAAGAAAAAAGGGATTTAGTGCCATTATTATCCAATAAAATCGTAAGGTGGTAGTTCATATTCGAGTACCATTCTCTGTTTTATATCTTCTAACTCTTTCTCTGCATCTTCATATAGTTCTCTACCATTTAGTTCAATTCCACCGGGCAATTTAACTCCCCTAAATTTAATTAGATTCTGCCCCCACTGTTTTTTCATAAGTGAAGTTAGATATTTCTTTAAAAAACTATCATTATAAACGTCAGTAAAAGTGTTTGGATCTAAAATTCTATAGCAATCAATTATTAGGAAGGTTCCAACTTGCTGAGATCCCCAGTCAATATCCAAATACATTCTATTTTGTCTTTTATTAAATCTTATCTGCTTATCAGTACTCAAAAGAAAATCAATATCCTCAAGATAAGTTTTTACCATCGAATATTGTAGTAAGTCAATTGAATTAAAATAATATAAGTCATTTAAGAATAGTTGATACTTAATGCTAAACATACCTCTAGAGATAGAACTAGCATCAAATTTAAAAACTTTTTCTATTCCAATTACAGAATCTGGAACCTGAATAAAATTGGATGTTTCGTAAAAATTAGAAGTAATTGTTCCAAGACCTGATATATTTGTTGATGTTCCTGTTGTAGTTACTAATCCAACTCCACTTCCTTTTGATGCAGTTCCCCTATTAATATCATCTTGAGTAAATTGATATTTTAAATACATTCTTTCTACACCATCAAAGTGCCTCTCCTGGAAGTACTGTAGGGCATCATCTACTAAATCATCTATTTGGTC